GAGCTGGATCTCCACTTCGCCGAACCCGTCGAAAGGGAGCCCTGACCTTTTGGGTCGGTACTCTTAATCGACGGACGACGTAACTTATAAGCAAGGAACGGCCTCGAGCTGACTTGGAGAGGGATCGGAATAGGTAGATATACATCACAGTTGTAACCGTGGTTTCTATCGTATACACCGAGCCATCCTTCAGGGCTAACGAAACCATCATCTTGAGCACATCCATATGGTATCCTAGGTAGTTTACGGAGAAGCGGACGGCAAGCCGCCTGATACTTCTCCATGCTTTTCAGGACAACCCTATGATAGAAAGTACCGTAAATCCTTGCGGACCAACGAGACAATCTATTGTGCGCACGAATTAGTTCCTCCGGTCTACCAGCAGTAACTTCTTTCTGGTAGACCGGCGTCACATCAACCTCGTTAAAGTAATGTTTTCCACAGGATTCATGGAAAGCTCCGTCCTTATGGGACTTCGCTTGATTTACGGCAAACCCGCAATAATCAAGTACTTCAACGAGCCTATCGTAACACGGACTCGGCACGATAATATCATCACCGTACACTGCCGTATTTACAGATGGGACGAGACGAATCTCTAACATCTTACCAACCGCGGTCGCGAGGCCGTAGAAGATAAGAGTCTCAAGCTCGAACGTAAACGCATTCCCCATAGAGGAAAATTTCTCAAGGGTGCGCCACTTGCCACTGATCCTGGTTTCCCGGGATCGAAGCGAGTTCAAGAAAAGATACCAGTCAACTGGTAATAGAGCTGCTACAAGTTCACACGATATGGAATCGGAAGCCGAAGACAAATCCAATGTGGACAAGCCCTCGGCCTGCGCCTTAAGAGCGAGGTGTTGGTTAACCTCCTGACGGCGCAGGTCGATACCCGAGAGTTTCAAACGTGAGCGAAAATACCTGCCCACGCCCTGCTGGAGAAAAGCATTACCAGTAGGCTCGATAGATATACACCTATCGGTTTTGGAACTCTTTGGAACGGTAGTGAACTTATTTCCCCGCACGGTTACAAATCGTGAAGGTAGTAAGCAAACGGGTCCGCTGGGATAAAAGCCAGTTATGGCCTCTATCCAGTTAGGATCCGTCTCAACCACATCGCGAAATAAATCGCGAGCGGCAGACGTTACCGTAAACGGTTCGGACATTTTTTGTGTGAATGGAGTACCTCGACGTTTGTCAAAGGTCGCTCCACCACTCCACCGGCACTCCGACAAAACACGTCGTAGATCCAAAGGTCCGAGTATCCGGGCTATTTTTGACCGAGCGAGCAAGATAGCTCCTTCGGCCCCATTACTGGAAAGCCCGACACGTAATCTCTGATTCGTTAGACGCATCTTGTCCTCGACAAGTATCCACTTATCGAGCGCCACGGCTGCTTTATCGATCCCAGTCGCCAGCCCCTTCCATTTAGAAAGGTAACTAACAATAAGGTAATCATTTGCAAAGTCCGTAACATTTGAGTACCGCAAGGGCTCTATCTCAACCTCCAACAGCGAAAGGAATTCACCGCTTCGGTAAAGAATCGAGCACTTGAGGGACAAAGAACTGTCTATGCGTTCACAAAGGGACAGGAATACTAGCCCCTCAGTGCTATCACTAGCAAGTGCACACATTCGAAACCTCCAGGTTGTAATGCTTCCGAATTACCAGAAGCTCTGGAGGGTTTCGATGACCGCAATGACGTTGGTGTCCGCGAGGGCACCGGCCGTCATCTTGCGCAGATCCTTGCGGTTCTGCAGCGAAGAACGTTCCGGCATGACAATATCCGTGAACGAGCGCGGTACGTAAGACAGAGTCGGCGCAGGCACAATGCCCGAAACGGTAGAGTTACTCACCGTTTCGAGCACCGGCTCAAAGAGCTCGACTTTTGCTCGGCATACGCGTGTAGCATCAGACGCGTTTCCGACCAACGCAGGTGGCGGGCGTTTCAGAGTTACTGAAATACGCCAATACCCAATCGGCGAAGCAGCGGACTGGTCTTCAAACCAGAACTTGCTTGCGTCTTTTGCGTCGGGTCCCAGAGGAACGAAAGTATGATTCACAGGGGTCGCCTGTGCATCGGCCAGTACAATATTGGCTGCTGCGGGCATTTATGCTCCGTTAGTGAACCCATGCCATCTAGACATAGGTGTGGACTTTTACCTGAAGGAGAAATTCCAACAGGTTTTACAAATGCACGCCGAACTTTCCGGCGCGGGTACCAAGGTTATTAAGCCATGGACCTTCCTTACGACCCAGCAAATTGCCAAGGAGACCAGCGGCTTCAAACATCCGCGTGGCCCCCAAATCCGTTCTCACGGACGGGAGATAAGGCAATGGGTAGTGCGTAAGAACCGTTCGTTGGAATGAACGGTACCGACGATAACCCGTTCCAGTTCCGTGTTGGTGTTCACCCCATGGATAAGTATAGTCCTTCACAACTTGCGAAGTGGCATTACCGACCCATAAGTAGCTCACATAGCCGCCACGGAAATACTGGTTGTACAACAACCCGGTCTCTAATTGACGAAGGTAACTACCGACGTTAAAGAACCAGTCAACAACAAAGGAGTAAGGAAGTAACTCCCAGGCCATCGAAACTGGGTTAAGAGACGTCCAGCGAGCCAGATCGAAATCTGGAATCTCCATTTCAACAGATAACCGACACGAGATAAAACTCTCAGGTCGGGTAGTATAATTGCTTTCGGTCGACCCGGGAGGGTTGACGTTTAGCAACACTGTTGTCTCGCTAGGGGTGACTCGAATTCTAGCTCCGGCACGATATCTCTGTATTTTGTTCAGAATATATCGTATGCGTTCATCCGCGATGTCAAAAACATCTTGGAGAAGAGGCTTCCAGCCGAACTGAAGTTCGAGAAAAGCAGAACTGACACGACGGACAAGAGGTATTCCGCCTATATAACGTTCGACACGGCCGGCATTACGAAACATCGTAATGTTCTGCCGCGTCTGAGTTACGTCAGTCGAGAGGTCCATACCACCACGGACCTTCTCATTCAGACGTTCAAGCGCGATGTTATACACATCGGATGAGCTAGGGAAATTAAAATCAATCCCCGAGGCAACATCATATATGCAACCGGAAGAGTGAAACCCACTCCCATTTGCATAAGTAGCGTGAAGCGTCTGATCACTCCGATTTTCATACAAGTCGGCGATATACTGCCAGTTAGTAGGATCTTTGTGATTGCTTTTCGTCAGAGGTATCGGAGTCACGAAATCACGCATAGCAGGGGCACCGCCACTATTACTAGTGGAAGTGGTAGAGCCAGAGGTATCAAAATTCCTCTGGAACACCTCGCCGTTCGTGACAACGCTTTTCGATTTCATTCATACCTCATGTGGTTGACGACTTAACATGCCACCGGCCGCGAAGTTGCGGTGAATCCCGATGTCAAGGAGTAGAGAGATAAATCTCTCGCCCGGCGTCGTGAAACGCGCAGTATCAAG